AATGAAGAAACAAGAATTAAAAAAGCTTTTAAAGCCACTTATTAAAGAATGCATTAAAGAGGTAATCCTCGAAGAAGGCGTCCTCTCTAATGTTGTGTCTGAGGTCGTTCAAGGCCTTGGTGCACCAAGAATCGTAGAAGCTAAAGCGGCTCCGGTTCAACAGCAGTCTTCTATCGAAGATATGCAAAGAGCGGCAGAACAAAAAAGAACGCAACTAAACGAACAGAAAAATAAACTTCTTTCTGCGATTGATAAGAACGCTTATGGCGGAATAGATTTGTTTGAGGGGACTGATCCGCTATCTAGCGGGGGCGCCCCATCTACTACTCAAAAGCCGCAAGGACCCCTATCAGATATGGACCCCAGCGACCCAGGGGTAGATATTAGTGGCATCATGGGCATAGCAGGCGGAAAATGGGCCGCACATATGAAACAACGGAAGTAAAATGACAATTAACGTAAAAGTAACACCAAAGAATAGACATGAATCTTCAGACAGGATGATAAGAAGATTTATCAAGAAGACAAAGAAGATTAAATTGATGGATGAGTTAAGAGAACGAAGATATTATACAAAGCCTTCTGAGATCAAAAGATCAGAAAAAAGACGAAGAATTGCAGAAAATGCAAAACGTATCCGTCAAGAAAAAGCTATTTTGCTTGAAGAGTCTAATTATAGTAATAAGCGTTCCAAAAACAGGAGATAAAAATGGCAGACCCCTCAGATACGATGTCAGTAATGGCAAATTACACAGCTGGGCTAAATAACGTTGGCTCATACCAGGTAGCCGGAAGGCCTTATATATCAGGCTCCGATGCTCACCATGGTGGGCTTGAGAAGGTCTATGAATTTCCCACGGTGACAAATAGTATAAGAATAACAAACTTTTCTTCAGTCAAAAAAACAACTGAAGGCCTGGTTGCGGCAGATTTCGAGGAAATTCGTGTACATTTTAATCCAACTGGCTCTTCAAGTGGTGTTATTGGGGCAGCACACTATCAAATTCTTTCTGGATCGATTAGAGAAGTTGAGATGAATGTGAAATGTAGAAGAATATATGTCTCCGCACCAGACGCAGGAAGTGATAGAAGCTATAGAATTGTGGCCAGTCTTACGCAGATTCCGGCTCAAAGAATGTACGAATTGACAGGCTCTGGATTAACAGATTCAGTATAGGAGTTTAGAATGCCAGATTATGGTTGGGCATATGTAAATCTAGATGTCCTAAAAACAATCGAAGGCCCAACAGGCTCTATACAAATAAAAACAGATGGTTTTACGCTGTCGGGCTCTCAGTATCTGTCTTTTGCTACTGCCTCAAATAAAGTTGGAATCGGTTTAGATTTTCCTACTACTATGCCAACGCACCAGTTGCACGTTAAGGCAAAAGCTGGCGAGTCTGCAGCAGCCAACTTTACAGGGGACATACTCGTATCTGGTTCCGCTTTCATCTCTGGGACCTTAAAAGTAGAAAACCTAGAAGCTAATACAGTAATTTCCTCTAGTCATCTTATCGTTAACGATTCAGTTATTGGTTTGGGATTTGGTGATACCGCTGGCCAAACAGGGTCAGTTGGGGATCGTGGATTTGTATTCGGATTAGCTGGTAATTTAAATCAAGCTATAATTTGGGATCAAACTTCTGGCAGTTTTGTGATGGGCAAGGTTGGGGCCCAGGGGCCAGAAAAAGATAACTTTGATATCACAACAGCAGATCTGGGTGAACTTAGGCTTGGACAAATTTCCTCCTCAGTGGGCGTCAGCAGTTCTCTCGGAGAATTCCAAAACTTGAGAATTGGCGGAGCTACGGTCACCAGCGTTGTGGACGTTTCAGGAACTCCAGCAAATAATCAAGTTGCAATTTGGACAGATGGCAATACAATTGAAGGAGATAGCAAATTAACATTTGATGGCACAACACTAAAAATACTAGGACCGATCTCGGGGTCTGGAGATCTTGATATTGTTGGAGCGGCTGTAATAGAGGGGGCCCTTAGTGTTTCCGGATCTTCTACACTAGGAGACGCAGCGTCAGACATTACAAAGATTGTTGGCCATCTATCATCTTCTGCTGATGCAAAGATCGCTGGTACAACCACAATAGCTGCGTCCCTTAACGTGTCTGGGTCATCAATCTTGGGTGGTGCTGCCACAACTGTTACAAAGGTTGTTGGTCACCTGTCTGCCTCGTCTGATGCCAAAATAGCCGGAACAACTACAATAGGCGCAGCACTTAACGTGTCTGGGTCCTCTACTCTAGGCGGGGCTGATACGACTGTTACAAAAGTTGTTGGACATCTTTCTGCATCTAGCGATGTAAAGATTGCCGGCACAACTACAATAGCAGCCGCTCTTAATGTTTCTGGATCTTCTACACTAGGTGGCGCTGTAACCGACTCAACTTCAATTATTGGGCATCTCTCCGCCTCTACAGACGTAAAGGTTGCCGGGACTGCCATAGTTGCCGGGGCTTTAAATGTATCCGGCACAACAGCATTAAATAACACCGTCTCAGTGGCGTCAAAGATAGAACATATTGGCGACACAGACACTCACTTAAAGTTTGATACTGACAAGATAGAACTAATTGCTGGTAATGAGGCATTACTGACGCTGACTGAAGATACACAAGATATAGTAACTGTGGGTGATGGGGGCGATGTTGACTTCCAAGTCAAAACAGGCGCGAGCACTCACACAATATTTGCAGAAGGTAGCTCAGATAGAGTAGGTATTCGCGCTACTGTTCCTCAAGCTGTTTTCCATATCTCTGGCTCTGGCCACTATGGCGTTAAAGAGGAAGATCTCTTTAGGATTGATGCTGATGCGGGCCAAGGAATTCTATTTGTTTCTGGATCCGGTGAAGTTGGCATAGGAACCACAGCACCAGGATCAACGCTAGAAATAAGTGGTTCTGGTCTTGGTATGGCCAGCCCAGTGTTTACAATTCTTCACCCTGGCGCTGAAACCGGAGGTGTCTCAGACGGCAAACCTCTTATCATGGTTACTGGCTCTACTCCCGATGGCTTCGAAGGGCGATTAGGAATTAATACAGACGATCCAAAGGCCTCTTTGCATGTTGCCGGTGCTGGAAATACGTCTCTACTGGCCACAAGTGAGGGCAAAGTTCTGGTTGGAGGTGATTACACAGCAGCAGCTTCCTTTACAGTTAGATCAGGCTTAAGCTCTGGTCAGATAGCTGAATTCCAAAATAATCGTCTAAACCCTGATGACGGAAAACATGGCCCGTTCAATATATTCTTTGTATCTGGATCATCTGATGGTGGTGGATATTTTGGTAGCCACCATTCAGGTAGTCACTTGCATGTCTCTGGAACATCTATGCTTTCAAGCGTTAGAGTGCATTACAGCTCATCAGAAACCCATCCGTTGAGTGTAACTGCTCAGCCACAAGATTATGTGTTTGCATTCAAGACAGACGTGGGGGCGTACACTCTGGTGCTAGAATCAGCGGCGGTTGCAGGAGTGGGAAGAAAGATTGTTATTAAAGATAGCGGCAACAACGCCTCGTCCAACAATATCACAATTACAGGAAGCCAAAAGATTGATTTAATTGAATTTGGGGCATCGACAACAATAGATAATAATAAGGGATCCAAAACTCTTGTCTCTGACGGCGTAAGCCGATGGTGGGTAATTGCTAAAAATTAACTAATTACTTAGGGGTTAACACCATGGGACGAGGCAGTAGAAGCAGATTTAAATATTATATGCCAGAGATCCCAGTTGATCAATTTGAGACGCTTGGTATCACAATGCCAGCAGCAGGCCACTTTGCTGAAAAATATGAATATGTACCTCCGACTGCCGCTGACGGACTGCTGACTGAGGCCGAATTTGAAGATAAATATAAAGTCGATGAAGCTTCAAAACTTCGTTCATATACAGCTGATATATTCTTGGCCCCAGCGGAACACTTTGTCGGCGTGGACACCAGTGCAGAGACTATTACAATCACTCTGCCAACCGGAGCAAGCATCAGCTCAGGAAAACAGTTAGTTATAAAAGACGAAGGCGGAGCGGCTGGGACAAACAACGTAACAATAAGAACTTCAGACGGTGCCTTGATAGACGGCCAGAGTTCAATAAAACTGCAATCAAATTATGCTGCCATTAATCTTTACTACAATGGTAGCGGTTGGCATATCTATTAACACAAATTTAACAAAAGTATTTAAATAGATTCCTTAAAGCCACGTCTATATACCATTGCCAGGTCTGGGGTTCACTCTAGACCTTTTTTTTAACTCATAGGAGGGTTTTTTACAAATGGCTTATAAAACAATTATCGGTACGATGAAGACTGCCGGTACTCTCGATATTTCCTCTGGTGATATCGATCTCGCAGCGGGTTCTGTTGACAACGCAGACCTCGCAGGTTCTATTGCTAACTCCAAGCTAGCAAACTCCGCCGTCACAGTTACTGCTGGCGACGGACTCTCAGGTGGTGGTTCCGTTTCTCTCGGCTCTTCCGTCTCAGTTGCTGTTGACCTTAACGAACTAACTGCTGCCGCAGTTGACGTTGCCAATGATAGCATTGCCCTAATTGATGCCACTGATAATGGCTCCAAGAAGGAAAGCATCGCCGATCTCATGACCGCTGCCGCTGGTAACGGTCTTGCTGCTTCTGCCGGTGTTCTTGCTCTTGATCTCAACGAGCTAAGCGCTGTTGCTATTGCTTCTGGCGACTTTCTTCCCTTGATCGATGCTTCGGACAACAGCACCAAGAAAGAAAGCATTGATGATATTGCTACTCTTTTCGCTGGTGATGGCCTTGCTGCCTCTAGTGCAGTTCTCGCTGTTCAAGTCAGCGGTGCCGTTCAAGTCGCCTCTGACAAGGTTGGTATTAGCGGATCTTTCGCTGGTCCCGGCCTCAAGTATCAAGGTGACGTTGGACACATTGACAGCATGGAGCTAGATCTTTCTGAGTATAGCCGCGTTGATGTTGCCGCTGGTGACCACTTCCTCATGCTTGATTCTGACGGTTCTAGCGTTCAGCTAGAGCGTTTTGACAAGCTTGCCAACGCCATGGCTGGTGATGGTCTGGAAGATTCTAGTGGTGTTCTTGCTGTCAAGGTTGACGACACTGGTATTGAAATTAACTCTGACACTGTACGCCTCAAGGACAATGGTGTCACCCTAGCCAAGATGGCTGGTCTCGCACGAGGCAAGTTCATCTATGGTGATGCTTCTGGTGACCCCGCAGCCCTATCTGTTGGTTCTGCTCACCAGTTCCTTCAAGCTGATGGCTCCGACCTCGCTTGGGTCTCAATGAGTGGTGACGTCACCCTCGCCGCTGGTGTTGCCTCAATCGGTGCCACCAAGGTCACTGACGCAATGATGAATGACGACGTTGCTACCGGCCTCGCTGGTGTTGGCCTTTCCGCCGCTTCGGGTGTTCTAGCTCTTGATCTCAATGAGCTAAGTGCCGCTGCGGTTGATCGTGCAAACGACTCCATCGTTATCATTGATGCAACTGACAACAGCTCCAAGAAGGAGAGCATTGCCGACCTCGCCTCAGCTTTCGCTGATGGTGACGGCATTGAAGCTGCCGATGGTAAGCTTAGCGTCAAGGTCGACGATAGTTCTGTTGAAATCAACTCTGACGCCCTTCGCGTCAAGGCTTCTGGTGTCACCAACGCAATGCTCGCTGGTTCTATCGCGAACGCCAAGCTTTCTAACAGTGCAATCACTGTTGGTAGCACCTCCACCTCCTTGGGTGGTACTTCTACCGCGTTCTCCGGTCTAACCGGTCTTGACTTCACTGCTGCTAACGCTAGCGTTGCTGCTAGCCTAGGTGCCAACACTCTATCCCTCGGTGGTGCCACCTCAACTGTTAAGATTATGGGCGACCTTGAGGTTGTCGGTACTCTTAACGCTGTCAGCTCAACCGAGCTACTCGTTGAGGACAAGACCATCATGGTTGCGAGTGGCTCTGCCAACTCCTCCGCCTCTGATGGTGCTGGTCTAAAGATTGATGGTGCTGACAAGTCCATGACTTGGAGTCACAGTGATCAAGCCTTTAAATTTGATGCTGATGCCTATCTAGGCGCCGGTATGACTGGCCGTCTACACGCTATCAGCGCTGACGCTACCCTAACCCAAGGACACTTCTTGGTCAAGGTTGCCACTGCCGGTGGTGCCGTTACTGTAACCCTACCCAGCAGCATGCCTACTGGTAAGGTCTTCGTGATCAAGGATGATGGTTCTGCCGGATCCAACGCGATCACAATCGCAACCGCTGGTTCAGAGACCATTGATGGTGCCGCAAGCATCCAGATCATCTCTGCCTACGGTGCTGCTAACCTTATGTTTGATGGCAGCAACTACCTAGTCTGGTAAATTAAGCTATCACTTAGCTTGGAGGGGCGTCCATTTGGGCGCCCTTCTTTTTTTTGACTTTAAAGGCCTAAAGCACTATTTACCTTTGATACAAATACATTTTGTTCACTATTGATTCATTAGGAGATTATAAATGTCATCAATGCTGGAGAAAGCTATCGTCGATGCAACAGCATTACGAGAGGCGGCACTTAAGAACGCAGAGGCTTCTATTATAGAGAAGTACGCCCCAGAAATCAAGAACGCAGTTGAAACTCTTCTTGAGCAAGAACTTGGTGCTGATATTGGCATGGACGACATGCAACAAGAGGCAGAGGTGTCTGAGGAAGAGGGCGACGAAGTTGACGCCCCTGCTGCTTTTTTGGAAGGTCTAGGCGGAAACCCCAAAGATGGAGAAGACGTTGAGCTAGAGCTTACACTAGAGGCCCTTACAGAGATGGCCAAAGAACTCACAACAGAAGAAGAAGATGAAACCCTAGAGGAAGGCGAAGAAGAAGTCCTTGAAGAGGACGAGGAAATCATAGAGGAAGAGGACAAAGATGATGATGGTGCCCCTGCTCCTCCAAAGTGGTCTAAAAAGGGACCAAAAGATCCAAATGCGCCCCCGGCGTGGGCTGATGAAAATGATAATAATCCCAAGGTGGGAGACAGCCTAGAAGAATCCACTGAATCTGATGATGTCATTCTTGATCTTGATGAAGATGACATTGCAAAACTGGTCGAAGAACTCGTTGTTGATATCACACCTCAAAAGAGCGGATGGGCTGGCACACCAGAATCCGAGATGCAGTATAACATTGAGCTAGAACTAGCTAGCAGAGCTGCAACTGAGGCCCGTGAAGAGAACGAGGCATTAAAGAAAGCTGTTGAAGAGCTTTCTGAATCCAAAGAACATCTTGGGAAATCTAATAAGATTCTCAAGGAAGCTGTTTTGAAAATGAAAGACGCATTTGACGAGATGAGTGTTTCAAACGCAAAACTATTATATACGAATCGTATTTTGAGTAGCCCCTCCTTGAATGAGCGACAAAAAGAAAAAATTGTTGAAGCTATATCTAAAGCCGGTTCGGTAAATGAAGCGAAGGTCATTTATGAGACACTTCAAAGCACAGGGGGCTCAGCGGGTAAAAAGCCGATGCCAAAATCCCTAAGCGAAGCAATCAAGAGATCTTCATCTACTGTTCTTCCCAGACGTCAATCGTCTGAAAGAACTGCCGATACTGCTATTGACAGATTGCAAATTCTTGCAGGTATTAAACATAATAAATAATTAAAAAGGAGGTGATACTTTTATGTCTGTTTTACAAAAATTAACTGAAGGTATCGTTAATCGTGATATGAAAAAGGAAGGCGCTGCTCTTCTCTCCAAGTGGGAAAAGACTGGTCTTCTCGAAGGTCTAGATAACGATACTAAGAAAAATGGCATGGCTCGTCTATTAGAGAACCAAGCCAAGGAGCTTCTACGTGAGGCTGCCAGCACAATGGCTGCTGGTGACGTTGAGGGTTTTGCTGCTGTAGCATTCCCCATCGTTCGTCGCGTATTCGGTGGACTCATTGCTAACGACCTCGTGTCCGTGCAACCCATGAGCCTACCCTCTGGTCTGATCTTCTTCCTCGACTTCACTTTTGGTGGAACCGAAGGATCATCAGCCACTATTCTAGATAACCCCACTAGCACTTCGCTATATGGTGGTGGCAGAGTTGGTTCTGCAATCACAGGTGGTGTTGACTTATCTGGAGTCAATGCAGAGCGTGGTTTCTACGCCCTAAACAATGGCTACTCTTCACCAACGGGTTCCTTTGCTATCACAGCGTTGTCAGGTTTCCGCAACATGGAAGTTGTTTGTTCCGGAACAATTCAAGACAGTGGTGTTCCCAAGTTCGACGGAATTTCTCCGCTCGATTCACAAAGCAACTCCAGCTATCAACGCGAGGACATTCTTCAATTTGATGCTGATTTGACCAGTGGTTCCGCATTCGTTGTTGTAAGAGTCCCCACATCTGATCTCACAACAACAGCCGGTTCTTCAATGAACTTTGATAACTTGATTGCCCTTGAGACTCTTAACGGAAAGTCTGCTGCTGATGACAATGGTGACTTAGGTCTACAACGTCGTCTAACGCGCTTTGATCCTACCACAACCAGTAACTCAAGCACTGGTAACATCGTCATGGTGTTCCAAGCTACCGCTTCTGTGGCAGCGAGCGTGTTGTCTGGTGCTCTCGCTGCAGAGGCCAGCCTTCAAGGCCCAATTGTTGATAATTTCAACAACTCTGATGCAACTGGCGGCGTCCAAGGCGCTGTTGAGTGGGGCCTAGAGGCTAACGTTGAGATTCCCGAGATCAACATCAAGGTTGATAGCATTGCCGTTACCGCAGTGACCAAGAAGCTTAAGGCCAAATGGACCCCCGAGCTTGGTCAAGACCTTAACGCCTATCACAACCTAGATGCTGAGGTCGAGCTTACAAGCATTCTCTCCGAGCAAATTGCTCTAGAGATTGATCGTGAGATCCTAGAAGACCTAATTAGAGGTGCCCAAGCTGGTACACTCTACTGGTCACGTTCACCCGGTATGTTCTTGAACCGCGAGACCGGTGCTGAGGTTGGTGCTTCTTCTGCAGCTCCCGACTTCACAGGTACTGTTAGCGAGTGGTATGAGACCCTACTAGAGACAATTAATGATGTCTCTGCTCGTATCCACCGTAAGACTCTACGTGGTGGTGCAAACTTCATTGTGACCTCACCTGAAGTTGCTGCTATCCTTGAGTTTACCGCTGGATTCAGAGCCGCTGTCACCGTTGATGCAGATCGCGGAACAGCTGGTGCTGTTAGAGTTGGTAACGTCTCCAAGAAGTTGGATGTCTATGTTGACCCCTACTTCCCCCGTAACTTGGTCCTTGTTGGCCGAAGAGGTGGAAGCTTCCTAGAGAGTGGATATGTTTACGCTCCCTACGTGCCGCTACAAGTCACTCCTACCATCTTCGGTATCGAGGACTTCGTGCCCCGTAAGGGCGTGATGACACGCTACGCGAAGAAGATGGTCCGTCCTGATATGTACGGTCTAGTTATCTGCCGTGGCCTAATTGGTGAGGCTGGCGCAACTGCCTAATCTCTGATTAGTTAAAAAACAGTAAAACCCTCAGTTCTTTTCGGAGAGCTGAGGGTTTTGTCTTTCTATAGTCTATTTAGAAGTACCTGGTTATTAGGTGGATATGGACCACCCTGCATTAAGCAGACATGATTACAAAAGGAGGGTTTTTAACTATGGGAACTAAAAGAGTAGGCTTGGCAAGGACCAAGGCATTATTGGAAAATTTAAAGAGAGAAATTCAGCTCAATCAAGCTACGCTTGTTGGGCAAAAGGCGAAGGTTTTGACTATGAGTGATGGTCTTACTTTGTCAGCAAACGACAGTGGAGCTTACTGCCTCTTTGCAGCCGCTGCCGCCACTGCCGTTACGTTGCCAGCACCACAAGTTGGTCTAACATTTACTTTCTTCACAACTGTTACAGCAACTGCTGATCACGTTATTAAAACAGCTACTCTAGACACTGATGGCTTCTTAGGTGGTTGTATCTCAAACTCCACAACGGTTACAAAGGCAGATGCTTTTAATGCGGCCTCCAACGGGTCTAATGACTTCATTACGCTAAACGGAAGCACAACTGGTGGTCTTGCTGGCTCAAGAATCACCGTTGTCTGCATTGATGGAGAAAACTGGGCTGTAAGTGGACAACTAGTTTGTTCTGGTGATCCCGCAACCCCATTTGATGATTCTCAAATCTAATCCTTAGTAAATTTGGGACTCACACTATTAAGCCCTGTCTTTTCGGAGACAGGGCTTTTTAGTTTATTAAATTAAGTTAACACTTGAAAAACATTGTTTGTATAATAAGACATGGACACTTTTATAAAAGAATATCATAACGCATTTTCAAATCAACTCTGTGATACCTTGATACAAATATTGGAAAACAACATTGCATCTGGCGATGCTCATGCTGGGTTGCTAGGAAATGATAAATCAAACATTGCTAAAAAGGATAGCATAGATTTAGATTTGTTAGCAGGGACAACAGGTGGGGTCGACCAGCGCCTTCTTAAAAATTTCGATACATTATTATATGGGCCAGCAACAAATTATGTAAATTCTTATATCATTAGTCCAAAAGGCCAGCAGGATTATTTACTAGAGGGACACGTAAGACAAGCCTTTCTTTTATTGCAACCGCCAAAACTCAAGAGATACAGTTGTCCAGATCAAGGTTACCACGCTTGGCACCAAGATTATGGATTGCTTCCAATTCAAGCCAGAAGAGTTCTCGTTGCAATGGTATATTTAAATGATGTTTCTGAAGGTGGGGAAACATGTTTCTTTCATCAAAACCTAAAAATCAAGCCACAAAAAGGAAAAATGGTTATCTTTCCTCCATACTTTACTCATATGCACAAAGGCATGCCCCCAAAATCTAATGATAAATACATTTGCAATTTCTATTTAGGGTTTAATCCAAACATGTAGTATGCTACCCAGATAATGGTTTTCTTTTATAAACAACTATTTATATGCATTGGAGGATCCCATGGGTAAAAGAAGAAGATATAGAAAGTTTCCACATAAGTTTGGACGAAAATATGGTTTAAAATATGGTCTCAGTAGAGATACCAATAAAGAAGAAGAAGTAGTTGTCGAAACAACTTTAAAAGCAAAGCCTATTGTGTTGGCCGCTCCGGAGCCTGTTATGGAACCTGTTATGGAACCTGTTATGGAACCTGTTATGGAACCTGTTGTAGAACCTGTTGTAGAAATGGCTCCAGTTGTCGAAGTTACAAGAGAAGATCCAGTCATCAAGGCTGTCAAGAAAACAACTACTCGCCGAAAAACAACAAGAAATCTAAAAAAAGCCTCTGAGGTGTCTGCAGTTACACCTAAGAAAACTAGAAGAAAAAGAACAACTAGATCAAAAACAACAAGCTAGAAGACCTTTATAGTTGTCCCAACTAATTATCTAGAGGAGAACTCTAAGCATGTCTGTGCCCACCTTAACACCAAAACAAAACACTAGCCCAGTGGTGCTTCCTGCTAGCGGAAGTGAGGCTGATGTTTCTGCTGCAGTGCCGCTAGGTATGTATACTGGGTCTCTAGACTTTTTATCTGGGGCCGCGTCACAAGTTAAATATACGTATAGAAAGCTTGGTGGAGATGTTCTTGATATTGAGCTAACTGCTAAAAACGTCTATGCCAACTTTGAAGAGGCTGTTTTAGAATATTCGTATTTAGTAAATACACACCAAGGTAAAAACATTCTCTCAACTGTTTTGGGCGGAACCACTGGTTCATTCGATCACAGAGGGGAGATGAAAACAGGGGCCCTTTCCTCCAGCCTGGGAGGAAGACGTGTTGAGCTAGCCTACCCTGAATTAAGATTTGAGTATGCTAGACGAATTGGAAATGCTGTCGCATTTGATGCCGGCCTTGGCGGAACTGTTCGTGAATATTCTGCCTCATTTAGCGTAGCTAATGGCAAGCAAGACTATGATCTACAAGAGGTGGTCACAACAGCGGCAGCAGCGGGAGGTGTTGACTTTGCCTCTATCGACACTAGTAAAAGAATTATAGTCAATAGGGTTTTTTATAAAACTCCTCGCTCAATGTGGAGATTTTATGGATATTATGGCGGCTTAAATGTTGTTGGCAACTTGGCAACTTATGGTCAATACGCAGACGACTCAACATTTGAGGTTATTCCTGTTTGGCAAAACAAGCTTCAAGCAATGAACTTTGAGGATATGATCTATACAAGAACTTCTCATTTTTCCTATGAACTTAGAGACAACAGGCTCCGTATCTTCCCCCAGCCAGTAACCGGTGAAATAAGTCAAATGTGGTTTACATTCCAAGTTCTAGATGATGCTTGGGATGTTGATGAAACTAGAAAGGACGGCGTTGAAGGAATAAACAACTTGAACACTATACCTTTCGCAAACATCCCTTATGAGAATATAAACTCTGTTGGAAAACAGTGGATTCGGAGATTTGCACTGGCTTTATCAAAAGAGACTCTTGGCCAAATTAGAGGAAAATTCGGAACAATACCGATCCCTGGTGAGAATCTGACGTTGAATGCTTCTGATTTGTTGTCACAAGCTCAGACGGAACAGAACGCACTAAGGGAAGAATTAAAGACAGTCTTAGACGAAATGGTTTATACAGCACTTGCTGAGAAGGACGCTGCAATGGCTGGCAATATAAGCACTGTTAAGCAGCAGGCTCCTTTGCCAATTTTCCAAGGATAGGGGGAGTAATGCATGTCAGACAAAAAGTGGAAACAACCCGATAGTCCACCCCCTCCTTTGTTTGTTGGAAAAAAGGAAAGGGATCTAATAAAACAGGTCAATGATGAACTCATAGAGAGAGTCATTGGCCAGGCAATATTATATTACCCAATAGATGTTGAAAGGACCAATTTTCATCCGATCTATGGAGAAGCCATTGAAAAGAATTTTCTACCACCAATCAGAGTATACGCTTTGGTCGAGTGGAATGCATATGGCACAGAGTATTCTCAAAATATTGGTGTCGACCAAAGAGTTGAAATAACTGTTCACTTTCATGAGAGAAGGCTTCAAGAGGACCAAGACCTATACGTTAGAGCAGGTGACTTTGTTTTGTATGGTGGTGTTTATTATGAGTTGGTTGATTGGGCTGAGCCTAGAAAAATATATGGCCAAGTTGATCATAGCATAGAGATATCAGCTAAATGTGTGAGAGCACGCCCAGGAGTATTCAATGGAACCTAGAATTAAAAAAATTATGCCATCAACTCTTGAAACTATAGATAGAGCCTTTTATGAATGGGTGGATGAAAGTCTTAATGTTTTTTCTTCAACAAACACTGGATTTAAAAAGGTTCCCCTTATTTGGGTTTCTGCTGAGAGGTCTTTTCAAGTCAAGCGAGACAAGGACTTAAGAGACGACTATGGTGTTCTAAAACTACCTCTCATATCAATTGAGAGAACCTCTATAGTTAAAGATCCAAACAGAAAAGGGATATATCAAGCACATATCCCTCCTAAAAACGATGCAAAGGGCGGAGCGATTACACTATCAACTAGAATAAATCAAACTAAGACCGGTGACTTTGCAAATGCTGATTCCTACAAAGAGGTTCCCAGTTTTGGCGCTCAGGCCCCGCTTGCTGGTCAACAAAACTTTAAATTTAATAATAAGAAAATAGTTTATGAAACCTTATCCATACCGGTGCCAACTTACGTGAACGTCACCTACTCTGTTGTATTAAAGGGAGAATATTTTCAACAGATAAACGAAATGTTGACTCCTTTTTTGGTTAGAACTGGTCAGATAAACAACTTCTTCATTAAATATGATGGTCACAAATTTGAAGGCTTTTTGCCTCAAGACTTTTCACAAAACAATAACGTTGCAAATCTTGGAGACGACGAGAGAGTGTTTGAAACCAAGATGGATGTTAGAATACTTGGATATTTGTTAGGGGCGGGCGTTAATGAGGAGCGCCCCAAGATAGCTGTTAGGGAAAACTTTGTCGACATTAAGTTCCCCAGAGAACGTGTGATGTTAGGGGATATCCCAACTACTGTCTCTGGAGCCTTTTATCGTGAGTAAATTTGGACTTTGCGTACAAGAGTTACTATTTACTACGAGAACCCCAAGTAATAATTACTACGGTATATAAATTTGAGCAAGGAGAAATTAAATAATGGCAAGTGGAGCTAGAAGATTTAAGTTCATTTCCCCTGGTGTCTATATAAACGAAATTGATCGTTCACAGTTGCCAGCAGAACCAACAGCCATGGGTCCAGTAATCATTGGACGCACTGAAAGAGGCCCTGGTATGGTGCCTACAAAGGTATCCTCTTTTGAAGAGTTTACAAGAGTCTTTGGTGCCCCTGTTCCCGGTGCTGACGGTGGCGATAATTGGAGAGAGGGAGACTTCGATGGTCCCACTTATGGCGCTTACGCTGCCCAAGCTTGGCTGAAGTCTGGTGAGGCACCAGTTACAATGATTAGACTCCTTGGTGCACAGCACGAAGACAATGATGGAACCTCCGCTGCATTAGCTGGATGGAAGCCTACAGGTGCTCCAACGGCCCACATGATAGATAATGGTGGAGCTTACGGTCTATTCTTGGCTGATGATGCAGCCGTTACAACAGGATCTTTGGCTGCTGTCTGGTACACCAACCAAGGAACCTCAATTAGACTATCTGGGTCATATCAAGCTGCCGATGTTACCGGGCGTGCAGAAGGCGCAGGAACTGGCAAGGCTTTCCAATCCAATGGGGCAAATGCAGAGTTCATCGCTGAGATTTTTACAGGCGGCGCGGTCGACGGTTTTGGAGACCTAAAAGAAAAGATTTGCTTCAACTTTAACCCTGATAGTGAAAAGTTTATTCGTAAAGTGTTCAACACGAACCCTTCTCAAACCAACTCTAGTGTTGTATCCACTAGCAATAACCCAAACTATTATACTTACTGGCTTGGCCCGACATTCGAAGGATTCTTGAGAGATGGTTTTACTGGCACAGCCCAAGTAACTGCCTCAACTTCTGTTAGCTCCGAGGCTGGCTCCGTTAACGGTGTGCTGTTAGGGTTAGTTTCGGGAACGGTTGAGTATTACGATAACAATAGAAGTTTCCAAAATTCTGAGACTCCCTATTTCCGATCACAAGATACAGGAGATGCCACTAGCTTTGATATGAGCAGAACTTCTAACTTGTTTAAATTAGTTGCTCTTGAATATGGAGAGTGGGCTAATAGAAACATTAAGGTCTCTATCGAAAACTTAAGAGCTGCTGATTACCCCGATGTCGATCCATACGGAAGCTTCTCAATTGTTTTAAGGGCAGTAAAAGACAGAGATGAGGATATTAGGGTCTTAGAAAGGTTTGATAATCTCAATCTAAACCCAAACTCTGTTAACTATATTGGCAGAAGAATTGGAGATTCTTTCCTACAATGGAGCGACTCTGATAGGAGGATGCGGCAATATGGTGATTATCCCAATAACTCAAGTTATGTTCGTGTTGTCTTAGATGACGCAGTATCTGATGGTGCAATTAACCCAGAGCTAATCCCATTTGGATACCTTGGACCTCCAAGGTTTAATGGCTTTACAGTTAAATCAGGTAGTGCTCTTCCTGTTCAGCTAGCTAACGAGGGGAACGACATTTTAACAGTTGTTAAGGGAGGCGCCGATATTGCATTTAGTGGCTCACAAGACGCTGCTAATCTTGTTGGCGGTGTTTCAGCTGCCCAAAAGATTGGTTTTGTGTTCCCCAGCATGAGAGTCAGAGTTAGTGCGAGTGATGGAGGGCTAAATGACCCCACAGACGCATACTTCGGAATTCAAACAACAAGAGATAAAGACAGTAACAGGTTTGACTTTAGTTACATTGATCTAACTAGACCCCTAACCCCTGATGTCAACACGTTCACAGTTGGTGCGAGAACTGAGTCTTCGTTTATCTTTACAATGGATGACATCGTATCAGGCACAACTGGTTTCCACTATGACTCTGGCTCCAGAGCAAGAGGTGACTCCTTATCTGCCCAATCAGGTAAGACCTATAAGGACCTGTTGGATGCTGGATACGATAGGTATACAGCGCCAATGCACGGTGGTTTCGATGGCCTTGACATTACAGAAAAGGAACCATTTAGAAATACTGGCTTATCTGATAAGACCCAGGAAACCAGCTATGCTTTCAACACCATCCAAAGGGCAATTGATACAGTTGCTGACCCGGAATTTGTTGAGGCCAACATCATGACTGCCCCTGGAATCACAAACTCTGTTTTGACAAAGCGTCTAATTGACACCTGTGAAAATAGAGGAGATGCAATAGCAATTATTGATCTTGAGAACGACTTTGTTCCTTTCACTGAAAACACATCAGATTTGACCGCAAGGCTTCCAAGTGTGAGCAGTGCGATTACAAGTCTAAAATCAAGGAGCATCAATTCTAGTTATGGCTGTTGCTTCTTCCCCTTTGTTCAAATTCGGGATACTGGAACAGGAAGACTTATCAACGTTCCTCCTTCAATTCCAGCGCTCGGAACCTTTGGAAGCTCTCAGGCCAGAACAGAGGTTTGGTTTGCTCCCGCTGGATTTGTTAGAGGCGGATTGTCTAACGGTGCAGCCGGCATCCCTGTAACGAATGTCAAGCTAAGACTAACATCCAAGGATCGTGATAAGCTTTACGCTGTAAACATTAATCCAATCGCCTCGTTCCCCAATGAGGGTATCGTAGTCTTCGGACAAAAGACGCTCCAGGTCCAACGCTCAGCACTAGATAGAATCAATGTGCGTCGTTTGCTCATCTTCCTCAAGAAGGAAGTCTCTAGGATTGCAAATGGAATTCTATTTGAGCCAAATGTCCAGGCCACATGGGATCGCTTTACTGCAGCAGTAAACCCCTTCTTGGGTGATGTTAAGGCAAGATTTGGCCTTACAGACTTTAGGGTTGTCCTTGACAACACCACAACAACGGACGATCTAATCGATAGAAACATTCTATACGCGAAGATCTATCTAAAGCCAGCTCGTGCTATTGAGTTTATTGCATTAGACTTTATTATCACAAGGACTGGCGCCTCATTTGATGACTAAGGAAAAAAAATAGTTAACACTATTTAAACTGTAAGGAGAAAATAAAAAATGCCATTCTGGAGTTCTGGTCAAGTTGAGCCTAAGAGACAATTTAGATTTTTGGTAAGTATTCCAAACATGTCTGATGCAGCTCAATTCTATGCTCGTAGCGTTTCAAAGCCTGGGTTTACTGTTACGCAAGCACAACATAAGTTTCTAAATCACACCTTCTACTATCCTGGTAAGGTTGAGTGGAACACGGTTACAGTTTCTTTGGTTGATCCAGTTAGTCCAGATGCAACAGGTGATATTCTCTCCATCCTAAGAAGAAGTGGATATAACGTTCCTTCCAACTTAGATGCAACATCAGGAAATGAATCACTATCCACTATTGGTAAGGGCAACGCAAATGCAGCTCTTGGCGAGGTCGTTATTCGTGCTCTAGATGAGGACGGCAACTTCCTTGAGGAGTGGAGATTAAACAACCCGTTTATTGTTGGTGTCTCCTTCAACAACTATGATTATAGTGGTGAAGAGCTATCAACAGTGGACCTAGAGCTTCGATACGATTGGGCCTCTTATGTCATTCCTGATGGTCGCCCGCAAGCTCCAGGTGGAACGGTCCTAAGAAGACTATTTACTCCGGATAATCCTACTCCACTCTCTTAAAAAATATTTTTTATTAATATATAATGCCATATAAAGTACGAGGTATAAATTGGCAAGGAATAATTCAGGGCGAACTAAAACCGCCAAAACTAAAAAGACCGAGGAGGCTGAAACTCCTCCTCCGGTTAAAAAATCAGTTTTAGATTTTGTTACACCGACTGAGTTCGTTGAGCTACCAAGTGCTGGTAGGTTTTACGATACATCACACCCTCTTCATCGTCAAGAGACAGTTGAAATTCGTTTCATGACTGCAAAGGATGAGGATATTCTCACAAGCCAAACCTTGCTTCGCAAGGGAATGGCATTAGAAAAGTTTCTTCAAAACGTTCTAATCGATAAATCAATTAACCCTGCAAGTCTTTTAATTGGAGATCGAAATGCTATCTTGGTTGCTGCCAGAGTCACAGGCTATGGCCCAAACTATGAGACAAACACACCATGCCCAGCGTGCGGAAACAAGAGCGTATTTGCTTTTAATTTAAATGATGGCTCTGTATATGGTGGCGATGACTTGGGTGATTTAGAAATTGATGAAACTGATCGTGGCACTTTTATTACAACGCTTCCGATGACAAAGATTAGCGCAGAATTTAGGCTTCTTACTGGTGAGGATGAATCCTTTATTGCTCGCAATAACGCTAGAAGAAAGAAAGCCTCAGCTCTTGAGACAAATTTAACCACACAATTGGCTAGGTGTATTGTGGGCCTGAATGATGATACTGATAAATCCATCATCAATCAGTTTGTTGAGTTAATGCCTGCTTTTGATTCTCGCCATATGAGGAGCGCAATTAAAGCAGTTACCCCAAATATAGACTTGACACAACACTATCAATGTTCAGAATGTAATCACGAACAAGAAATGGAGGTGCCGTTTACAACGGATTTCTTTTGGCCTAACAGATAAATATATGGAAAATGTATACGAACAATTCTTTTTCCTGATGTATCATGGGAAGTGGGATTTTCAACAGTCTTATAATTTACCAGTTGGTCTAAGAGAATGGTTCACCAAGAGACTTCTAAAACAACTAGAAGACGAAAAAGAAGCAAGAGAGAACGTTTCAAGTAATAAGAAAACGCATACAATACCATCTAACTTGCCTGATTACTAAGCCGGAACACATGTTCTGGCTTTATTTTTATTTAAAACTAATTACTTTTAGCACCACAGTTTGGTTTATTTATTATGGACAAAGATCAGTTAGAAAGATTACAAAACGCAGCAAAAATAAATAAACAGTTGCTAGAGGAGCAAGCTGAACTTCTTAAGAAAACGAGCGATCGCTCTGCGTATGAGGAGAAATTGCTAGAAGTCAAGCAAGAAGAATTAAAAATTCTTAATTTGATAAACATCGCAGAAGGCAAGTTGACCAAAGAGGCTAAGAGTCTTAACGAAGAGATCGAGAGAAGGAGAAGGATTCTTAGAGAAACAGTAGAAATCGAAAAAGAAACTGAGTCTGTTGTTACCAGCATCGCAGCTAAGTTTGGACTCGTTGAAACACAAACAGCCAAATTTGTTAAAAAAATAGCAGAAGCCGAAGATCCGATGGCAGCTATAGTGGCTGGTCTTTTGAAAGCCACAATGATGGCAAAGCGATTGTTAAACCCTCTTAACGTAGTTGTTTTAACAATCGGCGCGATGGCAGAGGCCACCAAGCAAGCAGTGGTAGAGGTCGATAGAGTAAGAGCTGGGTTTGTTGGAGTCACAGCCGATACATCTGATGCGATGAGAATGGCTGAAAGGCTGACCCTTAGCAATCTTGATTTAGCAATATCTTTTGGCGAGATGTCAAAAGCCCAAGTCCAACTCAGGACTGAGTTTGCCCAGTTCGGATTCTTATCCGATAGCGTTAGAGAAAGCATAACCCTGCAGGGCGCTCAGCTACAAAAGCTTGGTGTTGATGCTGGAACTACTGCAACAATAATGAACACCTTAACGGTGTCTTTTGGCCAATCTGCTTCTGAAGCTGCGGCAACACAAAGGCAGATAATAGGTTTAGGACAAGCGTTGAAAATACCCCCTGCGGTTATTGCTCGTGATTTTGCACAAGCGCTTCCACAATTAGCACAATTTGGTGATCAAGCAGTTCGAGTCTTTGAGGAACTTAGTGTTGCAGCCCGCCAGGCTGGTGTTTCTGTCTCAGACCTAACGGGTGTATTTGGAGATCAGTTTAATACTTTTGAAGGTGCGGTAGGAGCAGCTGGAAGGTTAAACCAGGCTCTAAGATCGGACGTATTTAGCGGCATGGAGCTTTTGATGGCTGACACTGCCGAGAGACAAAGGATGATCAAAGAAGGACTAAGATTGTCTGGAGTAGAGTTTCAAAATCTAGAAAGATATGAAAAACTTTACATTGCAAATGCTTTAGGTATTAGGGATGTGGCACAAGCCGCAGCAATATTGGGTGATTCTCAAGAACAAGTTGCCATGCGTATTGGCGATACTAGCTTCTCGATGGCAGAAATGGAAGAGATGACTCAAGCGTCTACAGCGAGCACGGACAAATTAAAATTCGTATTTATGCAATTGGCAGTTGCTGTCACTCCTCTTGTGGATGCGTTTGCAGCAATCGTACAGGGTTTCTTAGATTTTGTTGAAGTTGTACCTGGGGGCATGGGTACAATCGTAGGCGTGGTGGGTACTCTAGCTGGTATTGCCGCCGTAGTCGGAGGGTTAATGGCTGGAACCTTGGGAGGAACCGTTCTAGCTAGCGCGGGTGCCCTTGGCGCACTTACAGCGGGTGGGATGGGCCTTGCTGCTGCCACTGGTGTTGGAACGAGAGTTGGGGACGCCTCTGTGAGTGGCGCAGACGTTAGTGGTGTTGGAACGAGAGTTGGGGACGCCTCTGTGAGTGGCGCAGACGTTAGTGGTATTCGAACTAGAGGTGGCGGAAACATGATACCCGCTGCAGATGATACAGTTGTCGCCGCAAAAGAAGGTGGTGTATTGGCTAGAGAATTAAAAGAAATAAAGAATGCAATTAAGGGCATGAACGGTGGGATGAATGGGGTAAAGTTTGTATTAGAAATCGACGGACGAGCGCTTGAAACACCTGTAAAAAGGATAATCAAGGATTACTCCGATGGTTATGTGTAGAATTTTTTAAACTTTAGATTATATACTATTATGGCGCAACAAATATTTAGAAATGGTGATGCTTCTGACGCATATGCTAATCAAAGAGCCTTATATTTAAGCTTCTTTCATCTTGCAAGCCAAAAAGAAGTAAACTTCAAGGCATTTATCACCAACTATAGTGAGACATTTGCATCAGAGTGGAATCTGGAGCAAGTGTTTGGCCGCAATGATCCAATCGCCACATTCAAATCAACAGCCAGAAGAATTTCAGTTAGTTGGGATGTGCCAGCAGCTTCTCTAGCGGAGGCTAAAGTAAATCTTGGTAGATGCAATCTCTTATCACAATTTATGTACCCTGCCTATACAGGGGGGAGTGCCTCTACACTATCAAAACCCCCGCTTATGAAGATTAGATTTGCCAATCTAATTAAAAATGCAAACAGAGGCCCCGATCCAGGCGCTAGAGTATCAGGGTTGCTCGCTGCTGTTAATGCGGTGTCTATAAACCCATCTTTCGATGATACGAGTGGGTTCTTTGATGAGGGCGTTGGACGTCTTTATCCAAAATTAATTACAATTAGTTGTGATTTTGTTGTTCTTCATGAACACGATATGGGATGGGGCCCAGGAATTGGATTTAATTCCCCAGAGCTGCAAGATTTTCCATTCGGCGAAGCAGTCTTGCCAAGTCCACCAAATACTACAGTGGGGGGGCAAACTTTGGCTGCCAACGAGGGGCAGAATCCAGATCCCGACAGGATTGTGGCCCCAATGGACCCAACAGAAGCAGAAAGAGCCAATGAGGCAGCGGAAACAGTATTTTCAGACGCACAGGAAGAATCCTTTGATGTGTTTAGCAGGTCTGATGAGCAAGAGCTTATGAGAGAATATGATGCTGGCCAAAGAGTGGCTGATTCTGCGTCTAGTGGTGCAAGAAGAGCAGCAGAACTTGGATTAAGCCAGGAGCAATACCAAACATTTTTAAGAAACAGAGGGGGCCCCACGAATAGGCGGTAACAATTATGTCTAGATATGCAAATGAAATCCCTTTCTTGAATAATTCTGAGTTTTACGAAGAGATGTTTGATGAAAGAAACGTAAAATATATTAAGCAATTTCGAAGTGGAAAGCTACGACATCCCACGGCAAAAGAAAGAGCTACATTGCAAAATGTAAGACATATTTGGAAACTTGGTGACAGATTTTACAAATTAGCAAACCAATATTATGGTGATCCAAAATTGTGGTGGATTATCGCGTGGTATAATTTGAGGCCTACCGAGGGGCACTGCAATACTGGAGACGTGATCCGTATACCACTTCCTTTGGATAGAGTGGTGGGCATGCTGAGGTATCTATAAATGAGCTTGGAAGAAGGCGGAAGCGGAAACGCCAATGATGAATTGCGAGCCTGGGGGGAGGGCGTTGCCGGGGAGGCTAACCTCAACGATCGTGAGGAATTATCAGGGCCAGACAAACAAATAGTGGATGCTGGTTATAGCAATAGATATACTATAGTTGACATAAGAACAAGATTACAAAACAATCTTGATTTTCTTCAAGAAGTTAGAGAAGACACCTTCTTAGATATTGTTAGGAATTGGTTTAACGGTAATATAAACAAACAACAATACCCAACTTGGGTAAGGCCTCCGCGCCAAGGCCCCGAAGCACAGAGATATGCTGGAGATGTCAAAAGAGAAGCATATAATTTTCGAAACATAGCACTTAACGGTGTAACTTATTACACCGCTAGACAAGGTTCCGAGAACGGCTCTTTATCCAATCAAACTCCCCCACCTTTTGCAGCAGAAGGGAGCGACGATCTTCTTGGCTTGTACACCAACTCTGAAAACGTTGTCAAGCCAGAAAGCGGTCTTTTAGAAGAATCAACTTTATTATTCCAGGAGTTTGTCGATAGCGTCAATCTAGATATTAACTTGCCAGATGATGTAAAGATTGGTGTCCAGGGTCTTGATCGAGCGCAAGGGCGCCTCCAAGGTGGTCTCTTTGCAGGAGAAGCAGACGAAGGCTCAATTACTGATTTTACACAACAATCATCTGAACAGCTTTTGAGGGAAGCCGAAGAGGCCAGAGAAATATTTTATGGCCATTATATCTGGCTATATTATGTATATCAGTCCCAAAACACAACACAACTCAGTGCACGCGACGTCATGGAGCCAGCTAGGCAACTATCTGAGGTATATAAGGATACCTTGGTTCATCAATTATTGATAGCATCCATAAATATTCACCAACATTTGGAGCAAGAGCAAGAGAGGCTAACCGAAAGGCTAAGAACAGCTGATCCAGTCTTTCAAGACAATATAAGAGAAGATCTTGAGCAAGTCGAGGAGCAGTTAGCAGGAGGCCAACAAGGAATACTTGAAGACCTTGTGGGAGTGGCAACAGGCGATGACGATGAACCAGACTTAAGTGAGGCGGAGCTTGCACAACAAAGAAGATTATCAGAGCAAACGTTTCTATTAGATTTCTTAGATATTTACGCAAAACAAAATCAAACTAGAAATGAAAAATACCTAAGCGAAGATGGTGACCCTCATTTTATAATGGTTCATGGAAAGACTGACACAATAGTCAATCAGTTAATGTACAACCCTTCAATGGAGGAGTTAGATAAAATTAAAACATCCGAGTTGTCTGGCTTGGTCCCAAAAATAAAACTTTTTAAATCAAGCTTTCTGCCAACCAGTGATTACCTTAGAGGCAGAGAAATAAAGCACGAAATACCATTTAGGACACACATCCATCAGCAAGAAATATCTGACATGCTAAATAAAACCTTCGACAGGGGACAAGGTGCTGGTGTTAAAAAGTTTGAATGGAGACTTGAGGGTAGAGATCCATTTGCGGCACGTCGAGACATCTTTGCGAGATTGGAATTATATTTTCAAAGCATGGATGAGTTCATCAAAATTAGAGGCGCCCCTCGCCCCAGATATGCAGACAATGGAGAAGAGTACGATGATGAAGAAAATCCATTAGAATTTAGGTATGTTGACTTGGTAAATATAGGTATGGCTCATCCCGAAAAAAACTTCATATGGAACCCGGACTACTATAAGCTAGAGGCAGAAGTTGGTTGGCACATGCCCCAGGGAACCGGGGACGCTAGTACCTTTTTATCCGAGGGAACAAGGCAGGCGATAAATAGCTCAACCATGTTTTTACATTTATCTGCCTATGATCATGAAATAAACATAAACGATGAAGGAAACGTAACTCTAGTAATTGAATATCTCGCTTGGCAAGAGGGCATTTATCAGGGGCCAGACTCTGATATTTTGTCGACCCCGGAAAGAAGAGCAGATAGGCTTCAAGCACTAAGGGTTCTAACAGAAGCGCAGAAAGGCGGATGTCCAGAACAATACATTGCTGATCTAGAGGAAGCATACAAGAAAAAAGTTAGACAACAAAATGTTGAAAGCTGGAGTAGAATCTTAAATACCTTATATGAACAAGACAAGGTTTTCTATACAAAACTTGATCCGAGTTTGCTTGACCTGTATCTAGCTGGAAGTAGGGCCGACCGCTCCCAACCTCTTTTGGAGGAATTGGGCGTGAGGGGCTCAATATCTAATTTTGATGCAGAGGCTAATTCAAATGTAAATAGTGGACCAACGACAGAGGCAATCGCCAACAGAATTCCTAGCACCTTGGACGGATCGGAACTTTCAGACGCAGACTCTGTTTTGGACAGTCTTAAAAATCTTACTTACAATCAGGACGATGATCAATACCATTTGCAGTTTTTTTATTTTGGAGATTTATTACAATCTGCCTTGGATGTTGTCCACACAGATGTATCTCCAACTGAAGATAGGTATGGATCTATAAGCAGGCTAAAGGAGAATACAAGGATTATACTTGGGCCAATATCCTATAAAGTAAATGTAAAAAGCGAGGATGACCCCCCACAATACAAAAATAAATTAATATATGATATTAGTCTTGCCGATATTCCAATATCGGTTACCTATTTTATAGACTGGTTTTTAACGAAAATAGTATCTCAAGAAAGAACAATATATCCCATATTATCTTTTATTAGGGAAATATCAAGCGATCTAATAGCGAACGCTATGAGACAACAGGGAGGCGAAAGAAATGTTGCGAGACAAGATCTGCAACTTAGGACCAACTTCTTTACTGCAGCCGGGACGGGAAGGGGCGGCGACGAAAAGCTGTATTCTCTTAGGAATGTCCCCCCTCCTCCTGACACTTACTTGATGGCGGGTCGGGGGTCGCAACTAACCCCAGAACAGCAAGAGCTATATAGGCCTTCTACTGAAGAGTTGGGAGCATTGTTATCAGGCGATGAGACCGCTGTTGCAAGGGCTGTTGCAAGTCGAGTTAATTTAGAAACAATACCTCAAGAGAGAAGACCAATCTTGAAACCCCCAGAAAGCCAAGGGCAAGAGACATATGATTATATGCTTTTGTATGCCATAAATGCTGGAGCTGTTCAGAACTTAAATGGCGATCTAAGAAGCGATAAGGAAAGAGGTATATACCACTTTGGAATTGGAAAACCAGAGGGTATTATTAAAAGAATCAGTTTCTCAAAAACTGATATTCCTTTCATAAGGGAATCTAGACTAGAGCAGGAATTTCTTGGGCAGATAACAGGACTAGCAGTATTGGCTAATGTTTACAATGCAACAGTGGAATGCTACGGGACCACTATGTTTCACCCAGGGATGAAAATATACATAAACCCGGTTGGCCTGTCTCCTGATTTTGGTAACCCAACAATACAAGGCTCTGCATCCAACGTTCTTGGCATAGGTGGTTATCACGTAGTAACTAAAGTTCAGTCTTACATTGAAAGAGGTGCGTATGTAACAACTGTAACTGCAATTTGGGAATCTCCTGGCGCCTCCTCAGTCGACACAAGAGGGTCACTAGCACAAGTGTCTGAAGATGGGGGAAATTGCGGCCCAACCCGTATAGAAATATCTTCAATGATTTCAAGTATGCGCTAGTTAATAATGGGATTTTATAATGGCTAATTTTCAAGGAAAAAACGGACAAAATATAAAAAAACAATTCTTTGAAAGGCTGAGATATTCAGTTTTAGGCAACGTTGCAGAGCCGGATTCCAGCAGTAATGCCGTAAAGGACTTTGGTTTTGCTGAAAGGCCTCTATATGGTAGAATAAACAAGACACATGAAATTATTACCGTAAACCCTGGTAATTTAACAACTATAAAGTCTAGAAAAAACCCGAGAAAGAAAATTAAAGCCATCAACTTTGTGTCAGACGCATTTGAGGGGCTTGTTTTAGAAACAAACAAGGCAGCTTTTTCCGGAAAGCTTGATTCTCAAGATTCATACCTTTATAAACTTGAAGCTCACAAAGGTTTTATTGATCCTATAAACAATTTTAAACTTTATAATGAAAAAATTAGCAACATATTTATAGAAACTTATTTAAATAAAAAGAGAAGAGAGCAAATTAATGATTTTTCTTCTTTTTTTAATTTATTTTCTTCTTTTTTATTAGAAATAAGCAATAGTGTTCCTATAACTTTAAATTCATTTATAACTAGCGGCTTTTGCAATCTACTGAATACTGGCCTAACAATTCATGTTGCTGATCTAGACGCCTCTGATGATTCTGCAAAAGAAGATTTTATAAACAGTCCAAATTTTTCTTTTTTTAAATTAGCAGCAGAAAAGCATGGATTTTCTATAACAAAGAATGTACCATGGGTTTTAGTTGCAGACATTGCAAGCCCAGCGATGCATCGATACTCTACAAGGTATGGTTTCAATGACGACCAAATTATACTCGCTGGTTATTTTTTAAAAACATACGAAAGAGATATTCAAAATTTACAAAAACTATCTTATATTACATATAATAAATTTATAGCTCGAAGCCCTCAAAATGTCATTGTAAGTGGGCTTGCAACTAGAAGTAGGACTTGTAGGGCACCCATCTCAACCCAAGAGTTTGATAGAAAGTATCCTGATAAAAATTGGGTTGACATGTATATTGATATTAGATACATTGAGCAAGGAAGTCCCGGAAGTGCTGCTTCTTTAAATGAAATTAAACGCAATGCAAGGGATATCCAATCTGTCAACGGGACTACAGCGATGCAATCATACGTCAACTTTTCTATTCGCGGATTTGATAACTACAATGGTTCTTTCGCCAAAGCAGTTGAAAAAATCAACTTCACTAACACTAGAACAAAAACTAAACCAACATATTAATGATTTTTCAAACACTCGATAACAAAAGGGAGTGTGTCGGTGTGTTTCTCAATGGAGAACTGCATTTTGATAACGTCCCTGATAATCTTACTCGTACATGGTCTTATTCTTCGTTTCTAGAGGACTATGATGGTATTGAATATGCATTTCTGTATGCTAAGAGGCCTCTAGACGAGGCGTGCCCCACACACTTGAGTGATGAGTGGGATTCCATCAACAATCGCCTCAAAGCGTTTCTTACGGCCTTTAAAGAGTCTAAAATAGATTTGTCCAAAAACTGCTTTTTTGACCTAGTTCCTCAGAAGTTTCTAAAGCAATACTGCTCTGTTCGCAATAAGATTACTGAGTATGTGATAAACAATCATCAAAAACCAGAAAACTACGATTTTTTGGTAAACCTAACAAAAATTACGCATGACATGAAGTTCAGGGATTTGAATGTTGATAAAACTGAGTTGCGTGACCTAATGCACGAGGAGAGAACTAGAAAATTTGCTCAAAAGCTAGGCCATATCTCGCATTCTTGCAATTATAATATTTTTGGAACAAAGACAGGCAGACTGACTACTAAGAAAAACAGTTTTCCTATACTCACAATGGATAAGAGATATAGAAAAATTATCAAGCCAACAAACGATTGGTTTGTATCTCTAGATTTTAATGGCGCTGAACTAAGAACTTTTCTAGCACTCGCAGGAATTAGTCAGCCAGATGTAGATGTACATGAGTGGAATCGCATCAATGCTTATAATGAAGTTGGTAGCCGGAAGGAGGTAAAGGAAAGGTTTTTTGCGTGGCTTTACAACATGGAATCTAAGGATTACCTTTCTCATAGAATTTACGGCAAAAGTAGAGAAAAGGTCATAGAAGAGTATTATCAAAACAACAGCATTACAAATCCCTTTGGCAGATCTATTCCAGCAGACGATTATCATGCCATGAGTTATCTAATTCAAAGCACTTGTTCGGATGTTGTGCTGCGACAAATGATTAAGTTGAACAAATACTTGCAGGATAAGGATTCTTTTGTTGCATTTTGTGTGCATGATGAAGTAGTCTTGGACCTTACCGATGTTGAGTGTAAGCTAATCAATGTTTTGGTTGAATATTTTACAAATACGCCTTTAGGAAATTTTAAAGTTAATGTAAACTATGGCAAGAATTATGGAGAAATGAGAGAATGGATTCAATAATCGGATTAGGTGCAGCGGGTTGTAGAATAGCTGATAAATTCTCTCAATACCCTCAATATGATATTTACAAGATGGATGTTGGCCTCAAAAGAACTCCAAGAACATATGGCATAAAAAAAGCCAGCACCCCCGAAGAGTTTGAACAATCAATCGGCAGCCTTAAGAGATTCTTCAAGCCGTTACAGGGTGAAGTTTTATTTGTTGTTGGAGCTTCTGGCTTTGTTTCTGGTGCTTCTTTGAGGATTCTTGAGCAAATAAAATCACACGACACTTCGATCTTGTGCGTTTGTTCAGACCCAGAACTACTAGGTGAGATGGACAAGATGCAACAGCGCTTAACTATAAATGTGTTTCAGCAATATGCTAGATCTGGAGTTTTTAATAAAGTGGTGTTGGCCTACAACAATCAGCTTGAAGATATTTTGGGAGATATTCCAGTGATAGGATTTCATGAGAAGTTGAATGATTTACTTATTTCTACAATTAATATGATAAATGTACTTGACCGCTCTGATAGTATTATGGATAATATTTCATCACCGCATGAGGTTAGTAGGCTGTGCACCTATGGAATTGTTGATTTTCAAACAGGGGAAGAGAAACTATTTTTTCCTGTTGACAGCGTTAGGGAAAAGGTCTATTATTATGCCATCAATGAGGAGAAATTAAGAGAGTCGAGCGATATTCGCAAGAAAATAATTTCTCAAGTTAAGGAGAATTCTGTTGACACGAAGGTATCATATGGAATATACTCTACTCAATACGAAGAAGACTACGTTTATTGCGTAGCATATTCTTCAACGATACAACAATTAGATTAACCAGAAGTTGGGGATATTTGCCCAATTTACTATACAAGGAGAAAAATAATGGGAATCAATCTAGACAAAATGCGAGAGAAGCTTGCCGCAGTTCAGAACCGTGGCGATTCAAGTAAGAGTGCTTTCTGGCGCCCAGTGGATGGCGACCAGACTATTCGAATTATTCCAACAGAGGATGGAGACCCTTTCAAGGAGGTATATTTTCACTATAATGTAGCTAAGGGTGGAATTGTTTGTCCAAAGCGTAACTATGGTGATGACTGTCCGATTTGCGAGTTTGGATCAAAACTGTGGCGTGAAGGGTCAGATAACAACGATGATGCTTCAAAGAGGATGGCAAAGAGCCTATTTGCAAGGCAGCGATTCTTTAGCCCTGTAATGGTGCGAGGAGAAGAGCAAG